AACGAGTTGGAGTTAAACCATGTCTGACCTAACACCCGAGGATTTGGCTTTCTTAAAAAAGATAGGTCAGATCGAAACAACTACACCTAAAACAACAGCCAAGAAAGACGAGGAATAAATCGTGGCAATTTTTCTAAATAATAAGGTCGGCTTTAAGGTCGGCGCTACACCTGTGGATTTTTCAGACCACGTAACCGCTTTCACGCTGACACAAATGTCAGATCAGCTAGAAGTTACAGCGATGGGCGATACAGCTCATAAGTTTGTGACTGGTCTATCAGCTGACACAATTACAGTAACGCTTCTTAATGACACAGCGGCAGGATCTATCTTGGCAACGCTACAAGCTGCATACGGTACGACCGTAGCATTTAAGGCAATTCAAGATACGACAGCTGCGGTATCTGCGACTAACGTTTTGTACAGCGGTACGATCCTTGTGGACAATTTTACTCCGATTAATGGCGCTGTTGCAGATGAAGCTACTATCGATATTACATTTACTTGTAACTCAAAGACAGTAGTCGCATCTACAGGTACTTTCTAAAACTAACTAACAAAGGGGCAAACCATGGCAAAGCTAAAGATCGTACGAACAGATGGAACCGAATTAGAAGGCGAAATTTCGCCGGCTGTTGAATATGCTTTCGAGCAGTTTTACAAAATTGGGTTTCACAAGGCCTTTCGTGAACGAGAGGAACAGTCGATGGTCTACTACTTGGCTTGGGAGATTACAAAGCGTGCGGGACAGGCACCTAAACCTTTCGGAGAAAGTTTCATAGAAACTCTCAGATCCGTAGAGGTTTTAGATAGCGACCCTTTAGCCTGAAGCGCGACCTCCCTTTTACGTATTTGATCGCAAGATTAAGTATCAGACTGGGAGTCGCGCCTCAAGCGCTATTGGATCTAGATAAGACGATGCTCGATGCACTTGTGCAAGGGCTTAAAGATGAGGCTAAGGAGGCTAGCGATGCAAATCGAACTAAGAGGAAACATCGACCTTCGTAAAGCCTTGCGCTCTTTTGCTCCTGATCTAGAAAAGCAATTACGTAAAGAGTTAGCCTCTGCGATGAAACCTGTAGTAGCTAAAGCTCGAGGCTTTGTACCTGCCGAGGCTCCTATGTCCGGGTGGGCTGGTCGCTCATTTAGTGAGGGTAAGTTTCCTACATACAATGCGACTACGATTAAATCTGGAATAGGTTTTAGAGCAACCCCGGGAAAAGTAAATCCATATGGTTTTAGCGCTATGGCCACTATCTCAAATAAATCCGCTGCCGGTGCTATTTATGAAACTGCCGGACGTAATGGCCCGCAGCCATGGGTAGGCCCTAAAGCCGGAGGCGTAAGCAAGAAAGTTAGCCGCTCAGTAAACCCGGGTGCGGGTGCTCAGTTTATCGATAACTTGCCAGAGCTTACGAGCAGCCTTAAGGGCCGCGGTCGTTTGATTTTTAAGGCTTGGGCTCAAGATCAAGGCAAGGCCGAAGGCGCAGCTCTCACAGCTATAGACAAAATCACAAGAGCTTTTAATTCTCGGGTTGAGGCTGGCCCATTAAGTAGGGCTGCATAATGGCTATTCCTGTAATTAATATAGGTTCTAAGTTAGACGGTAAAGGATTTAAGCAAGCCGAAACGGCCACCGAGAAACTTGGTAAAAACGCCAAGAAGTTAGCCGGAGCTTTAGGCTTGGCTTTTGGTACAGCTCAAGTTATAGCTTTTGCTAAAGCATCGATGAAGGCTTTTGCTGAGGATGAAAAGGCAGCTGTACGACTAACTAAAGCTGTAGAAAATCTAGGCTTAGGTTTTGAGGATGCCCGGATCAAAAGTTTTATATCTGATCTAGAAGCTACTGCCGGTGTATCAGATGACGTTTTGAGACCGGCCTTTCAGAGTCTTTTGCAGACTACGGGCTCAGTTACTAAATCTCAAGAGTTACTTAAACTTGCTCTAGATGTCTCGGCCGGTAGTGGAATTGATGCGGCTGAAGTTTCTAAAGATTTGGGACTGGCATATTTAGGGCAAACAAAAGGATTAGCAAAATATAATACTGGTCTTACAAAAGCCGAATTAAATACTAAGAATTTTGCAGACATCCAAACAGTCCTCAATGAACAGTTCGCCGGACAAAATGCAGCACGTCTAGATACTTATGCCGGCAAGATGGAAATGCTCGGAGTGGCAGCGGGTAACGCCAAGGAGATCATAGGTAAAGGCATCATCGATGCTCTGTCTATGTTAGGCGAGGATACGTCTGTCAGTAAATTAGCCGATGACATGACACGTGCAGCTGAAAGCACGGCTAATGTTATTCGTGGTATTGGTGTCTTAGCCGATAAATTAAAAGTTATCCCCGGCTTTGATAGTAAAGACTGGGAGTATGTTTATAACATTTCTTACTTTAAGTTTCTTAATGACTTAGGTAAGGCAGAGGCTCTCAAGCCAAAGCCGTTTAGTATCCCTATGACTATTTCAGGATCAACCGATGCTGAAGTAAAGGCGGCGGAGGCTCGTAAGAAAGCCGAGCAAGAGGCTAGAAAACGTGCCTTAGAGTTGCTTAAGATCAAGAATAAGCAATTAGAAAGCGAAAGAAAAGCGCTAGCGACCAAGAGACTTGCTAATGCCATCGACAAGGCTAACCTTTTGCTTAATAAGGGTGAAGGTATATTCGACCTTGAAAAGATCCAAATCGGTGCAGCTCTGACCAATCAGGCAGATCAATTAGGTAAAGTCACTAATCAAAGCCAGCTGCTAGCCATCGCTAACGATGTTGCTCGTCTTAACGTCAAGAAGTCCATGCTCGCATTAGAGGATGCAATCGCCGCTAAAGACGAGGCAGCGATTATTGCTGCTACTGCAAAACTCAATGAGGACATTAAAATCCTTAACGCTCTTTCGGGGCAAAATACAAAACTTACAGACATCAAATCTATTCTCGATAGCCTCAAGCCTAAGGATCTAATTAACCTAACTAACCTCGATGCAGCTCTAGCCAAGATAACCGAGATGCTCAGACTGTTAGCACAAGCTAATGCAGCTGCTACGGCTAAGGTACCTACAAGTGCCAGCCTTGGATCAGGTATCCCAGCCAATGATTACATCGCTCCTATCCCTATGAGTGTAGGACTGAACGCATCTACAGCTGCTCTTATCGAAGCATCCGAGGCAATACAAGCGCGAGCCGATGCCTTCTCAATGCTTCTAGATTTACAGACCGAAGCCGATACAGCCGCTTTAGCTGCAAGCTCTATAGGCGCAGCTGCACTCAATACCTTCAACATCGAGGACGTTGCTCGATCCTCATTACTTCAAGGTCTAGCCGGTGGGGCCGGTGTATCGGGGGCTATGAGTGGATCACGTTATGCAGCTCAGGCGGCTAACGCTTATAACATTACGATTAATGCAGGATTAGGCAGCGATCCAGAGGCTATTGCTAGAGGTCTTGAGGATGTGCTTAATCAATCCTCATACCGAGGTACCTCTGTAAATCGCGGTAGTGGAAACTACGTACTATGACGTGGGTACCTGAGTGGCGGATCATCATCGGCACTACGACCTATGACAATGTGCTAAGTGTAAATATGGCTACTGGTCGCGATGACATCGACCTTCAATGCAACGCCGGATATGCACGCCTTGAGATCGTCAATACGAATAACTCAGCATTTGATATCGATGTTACCGACTCCTTGACTTTAGAGCTTAAAGATAGCGCTGGAGTTTATGTACCTGTATTTGGCGGTGAGGTATCAGATTTTGGTATATCTGTACGTTCGCCCGAGGAAGCCGGATTTATCACTATTGGCAATATCTTGGCAGTCGGAGCCTTGGCTAAATTAACTAAAGCTCTTTTCCCGGATGCCTTGCCTAAAACTGAGGATGGTAATCAGATTTACGACATCCTTAACGAGCTTCTGATCAATTCATGGTTTGAGGTTGCACCGGCTTTAGAGTGGGTGGATTACGACCCTACGACTACATGGGCCAATGCAGAAAATGTAGGACTAGGCGAGATCGATCAGCCTGGTCTATACGAGATGATTAGCCGCTCAGCTGATCCATTTAACAGCTATAACCTTTGTGCCCAGATCGCTCAAAGCGCACTCGGCAATATCTACGAGGACAAAGCCGGCCGAGTCTGTTACGCCGATGCAGATCACCGTACGGCCTACCTATCGGCTAACGGTTACACGACTCTTTCGGCTAACTATGCAACCCCGAGCAGCATCAAATCAATTTTACAGATAGGCAAGATCCGTAACTCGCTAGTGTTTAACTACGGTAACAATTACGCCAATCAAGCAACAGCCCTAGATGCTAGCTCTATTGCTAATTATGGGCGCTATCAGCGCAGCGTTAGTTCTAACCTGCACAATTTGTCAGACGTTGAGGATGTAATGGATCGCGAGCTAGGGCTACGCGCTATCCCTCGAGAGCAGCTACAGTCCCTAACCTTTAGATTAGACAGCAACGAGTTACCCGATGCCGAGCGTGACAAGCTCATCGATATCTTTTTCGGTCAGCCTGTAGTAATTAATAATTTACCCGTCAATATGTTTAATGGATCCTTTAATGGCTTTGTCGAGGGTTTTGCTATCCGCGCTACTCCTGCATATGTGGATATGACACTTACGCTTAGCCCTACAGATTTCTCATTGGTCGCGCCACAATGGGACACAGTAAGCCCGCCTAGCCTTATTTGGACAGGTGTAAACGCTACACTTGAGTGGGAAAATGCTTTTGGAGGTTTGACATAATGGCAACAGTAACGCCTAATTTTAATTGGCCGGTACCTACATCGACCGACTTAGTAAAAGATGGAGCTACGGCTATCGAGGCCCTAGGTGACTCCATCGATGCTTCAATGGTCGATCTAAAAGGCGGTACTACTGGGCAGGTACTAAGCAAGGCATCTAATACAGATATGGATTTTACGTGGGTAACGGATGCAGCCGGAGATATTACAGCTGTAAACGTGACTAGCCCAATTACCGGAGGTGGTACTTCGGGATCTGTGACTATTGGCTTTGATGCTAAAGCGGCTAATACGCTTACATTTAATGCGCAAACTGGTACGACTTATACTCTGGTAGCGGCCGATGCATCTAACAAACTCGTTACTACATCTAACGCATCTGCCGTTACGGTAACGATCCCGCCTAGCGTTTTTGCAGCCGGTGAGCAGATTAACGTGCAGAGTATCGGCGTGGGCCTTACATCTTTTGCTCAAGGTGCAGGTGTGACAATTACCTCAACAGGAGCGACGGCATCAGCTCCAACGCTTAGAGCGCGTTATTCAGCTTGCACAATTATATGCACGGCATCAAACACGTTTACAATTTTGGGTGACCTAAGCTAATGAGTCCAATTCTAGGCATTATTGCTAGTGCTAAGTTAGGTGTCACTACTTTTAATGTTGATTATTTAGTCATTGGCGGCGGTGGCGGTGCTGGTGCTCGCTATGGCGGCGGTGGCGGTGCAGGTGAATACAATCCCGGGACTTTTACGGGTTTATCAACTGCAACAAATTACACAGTTACTATTGGCGGTGGTGGTGGTGGCGCGGTTGGCAATAGTCCACGAGGGTCTAATGGCAATTCCTCAATTTTTAGAACGATTACATGCGTGGGCGGCGGTGCTGGTGGTGTAGGCGACGCAAATTCTGCGCTAGGTGCTGACGGTGCTTGCGGCGGTGGCGGCGCAGGCAACAACTTTATTTCTGGCACACATGCAGGTGGTACTGCAACGGCAACTTCTGGTTATGGAACAAATGGTGGATCAGGTAGCGCAAACGTAACGGGTTTATACGCAGGCGGCGGTGGCGGATCGGGTGCAGCGGGTGGCAATGCAGCAAATAATTTGGGTGGTAATGGCGGTAATGGACAAACATCATCTATTACTGGTTCATCTGTTACTTACGCAGGCGGCGGTGGCGGATCGGGTTCCAATTCAGGTGGTACTGGTGGATCAGGTGGTTCAGGCGGCGGCGGTGCAGGTCGTGGCGGGGGACAAGGTTCATTAGATGGTGTTTCAGGTTCTGCCAATACGGGTTCAGGCGGTGGCGGATCGGGTTCAGATAATGCAACGATAGGCGGTTCAGGTGGTTCGGGTGTTGTAATTATTAAATACCCTGATACACGAACAATTACTATTGGCGCAGGTTTAACAGGTTCTACGGCGACAAGTGGATCTTTTAAGGTTACAACAATTACGGCAGGTACGGGAAACGTGAGCTGGTCATAATGGCGCATTACGCATTTTTAGATGATAATAATATTGTTACCGAAGTTATAACAGGTGTACACGAGTCGGAAACTATTGACGGGTTAGACCCTGAGACATGGTACGGAAACTTTAGGGGCCAAGTTTGTAAGCGTACGTCTTACAACTCAAATATAAGAGGTACTTATGCGTGTATTGGTTATAGCTATAACTTAGATGAGGATATTTTTATTGCTCCTAAACCTTATAGCTCTTGGTTGAGAGTCGGCTCTTTTTGGCAAGCGCCTATCGAATATCCAAGCGACGGCAATATTTATAATTGGCATGAGGATTTGGGTGAGTGGATTGCTATTTAGTTACAATGGGTACCCGGCCTCTAAAGATCCGGATGCAATTAAAATAAAGTCCTACCCTGTACGGGGTACGGATCGTAAGCTAAGGTGCGCCGAGAGTGTTGGGCCTCTCTTGGCCGCCTTCGCTGCGGAATTTCATGAACTAATCGAGCCAATCGATGAGGGCACTTTTGATGACTGGGCCTATGCCTATCGCATGGTGCGCGGAGATGCGACAAAGCTCTCATGTCACTCATCGGGTACAGCTATAGACCTTAACGCTACAAAACATCCACTCGGAAAGAGCGGCACTTTTCCAGCTGAGAAGGTACCGATGATCCGGGCGCTGTCCAAGAAGTACGGCCTTAAATGGGGCGGTGACTTTAGAAGCCGTAAGGATGAAATGCACTTTGAGGTAGAGGTATCCCCTACTAAAGCTAAGGCATTAATCTCTACTCTAGGTTTATAGTAAACAAATCCTAAGGGGCATTTAGGAGCAAGACAATGAAAAAGCAAGCAATCGCAGCTGCCAAGTCTTATGGACGTGCAGCTCTCGCTAGTGTGGCTGCGCTATACATGAGCGGGATAACAGATCCAAAGGTATTGGCTAATGCGTTTATCGCAGGGCTAATCGGGCCATTACTGAAAGCACTTCAACCGTCCGAAGGTCAGTTTGGGGTAAAGAAGTAATGGAAAGAGCTCAGCTCGTAGTTGGTTTGGCTTTAGGTAGTCTGACCATTTTGGGGCTAGGGGCTGGGCTCATCCGTCATTTAGTCAAGGCATACCTCAACGAACTAAAGCCCGATGGCAACGGTGGCCATAACCTTGCGGGGCGTGTGGAAAGAATTGAACAACGTGTGGATCGAATTTACGAGATTTTGCTAGAGGATAGACTGGCCAAGTAGCGACACGCCAAAAGGCTATACACTTTGTTTTCTGACAAAAAGCCCTCATACTGATACTACAAACGCTGAGAGGGCTACTCGGTTGAGTTGCTTGATCGGCCTTAACAAAGGGCTAAGTAATGAATAGTGCAGATATATTAATCGCTGCTTTTGCAGCTTTTATTGGTTTTATGTTTATGGTAATCGGCTACTCAATCGGTTACCGCCAAGGGCATGGTGAAGGCTTTATTAGAGGCCGCGCTATTGCTCAAGCTCTGAAAGAAAAGGAGCTAATCTAATGAGTTTCCTAGATAACTACGAGGATGTAAACGCTCGCATTACCCGCTTTCGTCAAGAGTTTCCATCTGGCAGATTAATCACAGTAATTGAGGATAAAGACCTTACAGCTGGCTGGGTACTTGTACGAGCTGAGGCTTACCGCGAGTACGAGGATGCCGTACCTAGTGCTGTCGATTACGCATATGGCAACGTGGCAAGCTTGACTCACAATATGAAAAAATGGCTAGTAGAGGACACTTCGACAAGTGCAATAGGTCGCTGCATCGGGTTGCTAACACCTAGCCCAGCCGGACGGCCTACACGTCAGGATATGGAACGCGTTGAGACATTACCTGCGACCTCGGATCCATGGGCCACCGTAAAGGTCGCTCAAGACACCGGGACTACAGCTCTAACTACTGCGATGAAAGAGATCGGTACTCAATTAGGCGGTGAGCTAGTAGCTGAGAGTCCTCGCTGTGCTCATGGCACGATGATCTGGAAACAGGCAGCCGCCGGAGCGCCTAAGAATTGGGGCGGCTACTTCTGTACGGAGAAAACTAAAGCTACTCAATGCACGCCTTACTGGCACGTACTTGCATCCGATGGAAAATGGAAGCCTCAAGTATGACCATTAATCCTAAAGACATATACCGCTCACCCGATGGGCATACATACAGCTTCGACGGTTACGGCGGGGCAGGTAATTGCTACCTATGCGATAACGACACTCATATAAACGATTACGTGCGTGAGGATGGCCTAGTCGTGGCTTTCTGTAAGCGCTGTGAGGATGGGTTGAAACTCTAATGGGCGAAATTACATTTATTAAAGACGGCTATGCGACCGTCATACACGATAACGGCGATATGACTGTTACAGCTTTAGATCGATGCGATCAATGCCTTCAATGGCAGACCACAAGCGGAGGCTTACAGATCCGCGACTATGGCCAAGAGGTCACTATGTGGCTGTGTGCAGAGTGCAGGGCCTAATGATCGACCGTGTAATCCTTGACCGTTCTCAAGAGATTACCGCTCACCGCACCGCTTTAGAGCGTGCCGCTGTCATGGATGAGTCTTGGTTTAGGCTTTACGGCCAATCCTTGAATTATCACGAAATGATAACGCAGCACGCCGAGAGCGTAGGGGCTGAGATAGCCGTAGCTGAATACTTTGGGCTACGTAACTTCAAGCCATCGATTAATACCTTTAAGGATGAGCCAGATGTGGATCTAGAGATAGCCCGCATCGAGGTTAAACACACCAAGTACGCCAATGGGCATCTAATCCTTCAAGAGTCTCAGCGCTCAAGGCCTAACGATGTCTGCATATTGGTCTACGGAAAGAGCCCGGTCTATCAGCTACTTGGATGGATCCCGGCACATATGGCCATGAGGCCTAGGTATAAGCACACTCAGCAAGGTAACTACTGGGTGAGCCATCGCAACCTATTCGAGATGAAGTATTTAAGGAGCTCTAATTATGGCGATACTCAAATCTAGCTGCCGTATATGTAAGAAGGTTACAGAACATCAAGAGCGAGTCGTAACCGAGAACCTGCCGCCCTACGTTAAAACGCTTCAATGCGTTAAATGCGGAGTTATGGGCGTAGTGCTAATGGAGGATATCCAAATTGCCGACGTATGAATATGAGTGCATAAGCTGCAACATCCGGTACGAGACAGTCGAAAAGATGGCTGAACACGTTACGCCCTATTGCTGCAATCTAGCCATGAGACAGGTCTACTCGCCTCCTGGTATCAGTTTCAAGGGGACGGGATGGGGGCATCAATGAGGCACTCAGACACGCCCAAGATCCCGCGTATTGTGAAATGGATTTGGATCCTCATGCTACCCTTGTGTAGTTCAATAAATACTCCTGCTAATGCAGTAGAGATAAATCAAATAGATAAATATAAAATCTATATACATCTAAAAGTAATGAATTATAAAGAGTTTAGATGTATTGAAAGATTATGGACTAAAGAAAACAGGTTATGGGATCCCTATGCCAAGAACCCTAAGAGCTCTGCATTTGGTATACCTCAGCTACTTAAACTCAAAGAGACTAACCCTTATGTCCAAATGGATTTAGGTTATAAGTACATAGTCCATCGTCATAAGACTCCATGTAATGCCCTTGCCTTTCATGATCGAAAGGGGTGGTACTAATGGTGCATGGTAGGCATGACCCTAGGCTAAGTCGTAAGTACAAGGCTCAAAGGCTTATAGTGTTAGCACGTGATGGATACGTATGCACATACTGTGGACAAGATGCTACGACTGTGGATCATATTGTCAGCCTCAAACATGGAGGCGATCCAATCGCTTTAGATAACATGGTGGCGTGCTGTAAGCGCTGCAACAGCTCGAAGGGTTCACGCTCACAGGCTGTTTTTTTAGCACAAGCGGCTACCCCCCCTGCCTTT